AATAGAAAAAATAAAACAATCGGAAATTCAAAAAATTAAAGATGGTTTCGCCGCCGAAGATTTTAACAATCAAGTCGCTTCATTAAACGCGCAATTAAAATTAGATCAGGACGCCGTTGATTTAAGCACGCAAACCGAAGCCGAAAAGCAAGCCGCAAAACTTGAAATACAAATTAAAAGTTTAGAACAACAATTAGCGTTAACGGCTCAATTTGCTGGAAAGGATGGGTTAATTACTAAAACGGAATTGCAAGGAATTGAAGCCGTTCAAACGGCTTTAGCAGCGGCGCGAAAAGGATTAGGCGAAGTTAAACCCGACGAACCTACATTCGGCGAATCGTTAGGGCTTTCACCCGAAGGAATTAAAGAAGCGGAAAAAGCAATTCAAGCGGTTAGCGATGGATTATCAAAAGTTCAAGACATAGTTAATTTACGATTTGAAGCACAAAAAAACGCTATTGATGCAAACCAACAAGCCGAAATTGAAGCAATTAATAATTCAACTTTAAACGAAGCGGAAAAAGCCAAACGAATAAAAGATATTGAAAGAAAAGCGGCTAAAGATCGTTACGAAGTAGCAAAAAAAGAATTCGAAACACAAAAGGCGTTTCAGATTGCACAGGCGTTAATCGGTGCGGCTCAGGGTATTATTCAGGCGTTTCAACTTGGACCCATTGCGGGTGCGATTGCTGCCATAATTGTGGGAGCTACAACCGCCGCGCAAATTGCAGCGATTCGTTCACAGAAACCGCCAGCGGCTCCGGGCTTTGCGGGCGGTGTTATTGACTTAAACGGACCCGGAACCGAAACAAGCGATTCGATCCCCGCGCGCCTTTCAAAAGGCGAATCGGTTATTACTGCCAGCGGAACTAATTTCGCTCAAGCAAATTATCCGGGCTTATTAGAATTTCTCAATACTCGAAATCGCTTCGCAACGGGCGTTATTAATTTCGGCGGGGCAAGTATCCCAACGGCAACAAATGATTCAACTGAACGCCTTATTTCGGCTATTTCGGGCATTTCTCCAATTGTAAGGGTTACGGATATTAATAAAAAACAATCCGATTATTCGGAGGTCCGCGTAAATGGAACAATCTAAACAGGAGACTCGATTAGAAATTATAAAACGTTTGAGCGATTCGGGCGAAATAATTTCACTTTACAAAGCTGGATTAATAGAACCGTTTGCAATTAAATACAGAAACATTTATTTCGATGTTGACACGTTCCAAAAGATAGGACAATCTCGAATGGATGCGATTTATAACGCGGCGCAAAAATATCAATGCGGAATCCAAACTATTTATAGAGCGTTAAAATGGATTAGCGAAAAATGATTTACAATCTTAATGATAAACTTTTAATTTACTTAATAAAATACTTTTGACAAATGAACCACCATATTTATTTATACGGCGTAATAGGGCAAGACGTTTTTTTAAAAAATGTTATTGAACAAATGGGCGCGGTACATTCAGGGGAAACGGTAACGGCTCATATTCATTCGCCGGGCGGTTTTGTTTCGGAGGGTTACGCGATTTACGATTACTTAGTATCTCAATCCAAACAATTAGGTTTTAATCTTGAAACAATTGCAGAGGGCGAATGTAAATCAATTGCAACGGTTATTTTTTTAGCGGCTCCCGTTCGAAAGATTACCAGCAATTCCGAATTTATGATTCATAACCCGTGGGGCGCGAATGAAGGGGATGCGGCTTCGATGCAAAAATACGCTTCGATGCTAAAGGAGGAAGAAAAAATGTTAGCAAAATTCTATTCTAAAAAAATCGGAATTGATATTTCCGAAATTTTACAATGGATGAAAATAGAAACTTATTATTCCGCGAGCGAAGCGGTTAAAATGGGTTTTGCGACTGAGGTAATTGATACAATGAAAGCGGTCGCATTATATAACGAAAACAATTCAAACAATAATTTAATTAACTCAAAAATGAACAAGCCAAACTTTAATTTACAAAACTTTAAAGCGATTGCAAAACGCGCTTTAAAAGCCCTATCAGGCGAAGCGGTTAAAAATCTCGATGCCTTTTTAGAGGACGGGACCGCGTTATTTATTGACACCGAAGAAAGCGAGCCAGCCGTAGGAATGGCGGTTTTCATTGCTGAAACAGGCGAACCAGCACCCGACGCGGCGCACACGTTGGATTCAGGAATGGTAATCGTAACGGTTGCGGGTATTATTACGGAAATTAACCCCGTTGCAGCGCAATCAATCGAAGAAATGCAAGCGCGTATTTCGGAACTTGAAACGGCTTTAGCCGAAGTTCAACCGATTATCGCAAACCTTTCAAATATTACGGGCGAATTTACACCAAGCGCAAAAGCACAAAGAACAGTTCAAACGGGACCGGGACGCGCCGAAGGTGCTTCGAAAACAAAAGCGGTTTCGTCTTTCGATAAAAGCGCAATCAAACCAAACCAAAGAGCAAAAAACTAATTCAATTTAATTAACTTTTAAATAAATAAAAAAATGATTTTAGATCCTTCAGATTTGACCTTCAACGGTCAAGAAGCTCGCGACATAGGCGAAGCAGTAATAGAAAGTATTTTTGAAAATCCAGCGGTTGCAGATTTAATGACGGTTTATGATGGAATCGTTACGAAAAAACAAATTCCGTTTTTAGGTACTTTATCAAAAATTACCAAAAAAGACGCGGGTTGCGGTTCGGGTGTTTCCGCGAAAAATATTCCAATGACTGAAAAGTTTTGGGAACCTGAAAACCTTAAAATTTGGTTACAACTTTGCGCCGAAGATTTATTAAATTCTTTTTGGGTTTATGCTCAAAAATTAGGAATGGATCGTTCGGACGTAACGGGAACTACAATCGCTTCATTTGTGGTTGAACGTATGACTGCGGCGGCTCAGGAAGATTTACTTCGCATTATTTGGTTTAACGATAAGTTAGCGGATAATGTAAGCGGCGGCGGTGTTATTAAAAACGGCGTTTCTTTAACTGATTACAATATTATCGATGGTTTGTGGAAACAAATTTTCGCGGTTGTTTCTGCAACACCTGCGCGTTATGTTCCAATTATAGAAAATGCTGGGGTAACAAAAATAGCTCAGTTATCTTTACTAAATACAAGAGCATTTACAACTTTTCAACGTTTAATGGCTGGAGCCGATTCACGTTTAAAAAGCGCGCCCGATAAAATTATCATTTGTACTACTACGCTTTTAGAAAACTACGCAGCTTATTTGGAAGGTCAAGGAAACGATGCTTCATTTATTCGTATTGAAAATGGTTATTCAACTTTGCGTTATCGCAACGTAACTATTTACGGAATGGATTTTTGGGATCGTACAATTCAGGCGGATTTCGATAATGGAACGACTTACGATTTACCGCACCGCGCTTTACTTACAACAAAAATGAATTTGGCAGTAGGTAGCGATCGTTTAGCGGATGCGGAAAGTTTTAAAGTTTATTATTCGGAAGATACCGAACTAAATAATTTTAAAGGAAAGTATCGCGTTGACGCAAAACTTTTGCAAGATGATTTAATTCAAGTTGCTTACTAAAATTAATTCGCGGGGAAAGTTAATTTCCCCGCTTTTTATTCACAAATAAAAAAAATAAAACTATGCCAAGCGTAAGTTGTCCCGGTATAAATGCCGACATTTTTTTAGATTGCACCAAGCCCATTTCGGCTGGCGTGAAAGATATGTTATATTTAGTGAATTTCGCTGATATAGCTACGATTGTAGAAGATATTGCAAACCCGAATTTAATCGAAAGTTTTACTTTAGAAGCGGGCGCATTTCTTTATAGAGTTGAGGGGAAAAATAACTCAATCGATCCGACGGCTTCATTAGTAAAGGCCCGTTATTCAAACACGTTTAATCACGAATGTATTTTCAGAGTTTTCGATAATGCAAGCGATATTAAACAACAGTTGGAATATATGACAAATGTTAAAATGGTTGCAATCGTTGAAAACAATTTCAAAGGTTCGAGCGGGGAAGTTCCTTTCGAAATCTACGGGTTGCGTTCAGGTTTAACAATTAACGTTTTAACGCGTGTTGTAAACGATGCGGAAACTCAAGGTGCTTATACGATTACATTGAGTTCTTCGGAGCAAATCAAAGAACCGTATTTGCCAGCAACTTTGTTTGATACAAGTTACGCAACTACAAAAGCATTTTTGGAATCTTTGTTTACACTATGATTTTAAGCCAGCTAATTTCGGAGCTGGACGAATTGAAAAGCCCTTTGCTACATTCTCGAAAAGGGGATGCAATGCAAAGGGTTTTTGTAATTTATAAAGCGGTTACAGGGCGCGAACCACGCGGCGCACGGTGTTTTCAATGTGCGGTCGATGCTTACTTTGAATTAAAGAAAATATCGACATTGGGCGAGGGTTGGGATAATTCAGTAAATTTGAATTCTGAATTTAAAAAAACTAATAAAAAAGAAATGGGAAATTTAAAGAAATATAAAATGCTTACAACACGTTTTAGAATGTTTGGCAGCCCCGATACGATTACACCCGAAAACGCAACGGATGAAAAAATAGAAGCAATTTTAAAACTTAACCCGCAATTTTCAAAGTTTTTTCAATTGATTGAAAAGCCAGCAAAAGCGGAAAAGGTTTTGGAAACTTTACCCGAAGAAACAACGCCCGAAGTAATCGAAGAAACTCACATTGATTCAAGTAAATTTGAAGCTCCGAAACTTTCAAAGATTACAAAAAAAAGGGGCGGGCGTTTACCAAAAAAAACAAATTAATTAAATTACTATTTTCAAAATGGAACACGGGAGCCGAATAACAATACCGCGAAGTAATAAACGATTAATTATAACTTCGTTAAAACAGGAAAAAATATTGGGTTGGGATTCGGATAATTCGTACCCGCAAAGAATGGTCGATTTAATTGCGTGTTCAGGTGTTGCGACACGTTGCGTAAATCGTTTTCGTCGGTTTATAGTTGGACGCGGTTTTTCCGATCCATTAATTTATAAATCGGTAACGAATCGCAACGGGGTTACAATGGATAAACTATTGAACCTTTGCGCGAATGATTACGCGGCGTTATATGGTTTTGCGGTTCACGTAAAATACAACGGTTTGGGGCAAATTATCGAAAGAAATTATATGCCTTTTCAGGATACGCGTTTAGCTTTAAATGGTCAAATCGCATATTATAATAATTGGGACGGTTCCAGCCAAATAGCAAAGTTTAATCGCGGGGATATTGTTTATTTAAACCGCTTTGATCCTTCGAAAGTAATCGAAGAAATAAACGAAATGGAGGGTTTAAACTATGCAGAAAAAGCGGCAAAATATCCCGGTCAAGTTCTTTGGTATTCGCAAGCGGGTTTTAATGCTTACCCCGTAGGTTTAGCCGACCCCGTAGCTGAGGACATCGAAACAGATTATCAAGCGAAACTTTATAAAAATAAAAACATTCGAACGTCTTTTACAAGTTCGGGAATGTATATCGATTACGGGGTTTCGGAATCTGAAAAAATACGTTTTGAAAAACAACAAATTTTAACCGAATTTCAAGGTGCGGACGGAGCTGGAAATATAATGTACGTTGAGGTCGAGCCGGGACAAACTGCCCCAACTTTTACACCTTTTAACGCGGGTTCGGGCGTTGATAATCGTTTCGAATATCACGAAAAATCGGTAGAACAGGCAATTGTTAAATGTTTTGCGATTCCTAATATTTTGGCGGGTGTTCTTCAACCGGGAAGTTTAGCCACATCAAACGAATTAATCGAAGCGTATATTATTTATAATTCCGAAACCGAACCGGATAGAATAGTTTTCGAAGAACAATTTTCGCGATTGATTGGGAAGCCCGTTTCGATTTTGCCTTTACAATTAAACACGGGGGCAAATATTGAAACGCCCGTTTTAACGGCTCAAAATAATAATTCAATACAGAATATCGAAACGGATATTAAAACGCCGCAAAACGCATTAAATCGCGTTCAAATCAATTTATTAACCGATATATTAACGAACGTTGCAAACGGTGTTTATCCTTTTGAAACTGCAAAAGCAATTATCGGGGCTTCGTTTCCAATTTTATCGAATGAGCAAATCGAACAAATTTTAAATCCATTTAGAAAAAATGCAAACAATTAAATTAATTTCGGTTTCAGATATTCAATTGTTTCGGGCTATTTCCGATAATGTTTCAGATGCGCGTTTAGATCCGTATATTTTAGAAGCACAGGAAATGGACCTTTACGAATTACTTGGAAAGGATTTATATTTAAAACTTTTTACCGAAGTTGACCCGCCTACATTCCCAGCAACTTATTTTTATCCTGAATTGAAAAACGAATACGCGGGGTTTCTTTGTTATTCGGCTTACGCTCGTTTACTTTCGCAAAATCAAACAACGGTTACCGCTTACGGGGTTGTTTCAAAGAAAACCGATTTTAGCGATTTAGTACCCGAACCAACTTTGCAGCGAACTATTCAAGCGGCGCGCGGTTCCGCTCAGGAATACGCAAAAAGGTTAATTGATTTCTTAAACGATAATTCGGAAACATACCCCGAATGGGAAACAAGCTGCAATTTTCGCGGGCGAATAAACAAAACGG